GTTGTTAGAATGTTGTTGTTGGTGATCGCGCGATATTGACCCGCCTTGAACGCTATTAGGTTAGCGTCTCGCGTGTCGTCATCCATCTTGAAGTCTTTGGTGTTGCTATGCACCGTGACGGCGGCAACTCCAAAGTGCTTGAGCATTTCGTAGGTCTTGACCGCGTGCCTTACGCCCGAGCAAAAGACCAACCAACTATAGCGCTGATTTCCGTATCTGAGGGCTTCTTGAAGGGCGGGGTATGTTATTTTTTCTGCCGCCGTTTCTAGCTCTTTCTGCACATAGTCACCATTGGCAGCAATGTGCAAATCACTTGTATCAATTTCAATGTTGGTCCGCTTCGGGATCAACCGGGCAAGCCAACCTTCGTTAAGCAGACGTTCGAAAGCCGCCATCGTTGTAAGATCGTAACAGACATGAGTGAACAACCCGCCATCGGTAATGTAGCCCTGCCCTTGGCGATAGATCGTTGCGCTAAGACCAATGACCTTTAGGTTAGGATTAATCTTACGGAGGCCTGCGATTAGCTCAATATACATTGTCCCCTCTTTGGGGTTGAGCAAATGGCATTCATAAATTAGGAAAAGATCACGCCATCCGAGAAGCTCGGGGGTCTTGTACATGCTTTGCACGCCACCGAAGATGATGGGTTGCATATGGTCGCGAGGCCCCAGGCTTGCCGAGTGAACACCGAATGGGGCGTGAGGCCATACCTCAGCCATCTTGGCGGCATTCTGCCCGATAAGCTCTTTGACATGGGTTCCGACAAGGAAGCGTTGCCCTGGCCAACGCTGCATCACACGGCGGATAAATTCAGCAATAACAATTGACTTGCCGGTGCCAGTCGGCATGGCAATAACCGGGTTGCCCGAGTGTACTGCGAAGTAATCGAATATCGAGTTAATCGCCTCGTCTTGATACCATCGGGCTTGAATAAGCAAGTTAGTTTCCCGTTACAATCAATAAGCTTACCCACAATCCATAGGCGAGCCCGCCTAAGATCGCGGCACTAAAGCCCGAAAGCACCAACCAAATTAGACCAGTGGCAAGTGTTGCGGGCAAGCTGCGAGAATAGCTTTCTCGTCTGGAATGATGGCGTCCCATTTGTTGCACCTGAAGTTGCCTTTGTTGGTTTGAAACTCAGCCACGCAATGTTGACAAGAGCGGCAGTTGATATCAACCGGCGCCGACTTGTGGCAGATGTTGGTGAAGTCACAAACCTTGCACTTGTGGAATGTCGGGCTCTCGGCAATGCGGGCCGGCCTCGCTTGGCTTGTCGCGATAGTGTGGGCAGTTGCCTTTAGACTGAGCGCCAATCCTGGGTTAGCTGGGATGCACTCAAAGTACAAGTCATCGTCGTCTTTATTGAGAGCAGCAAACAGACACCAAGGCAATTGATGGTAATCCATATACTGCACCGCTTGGCAGTAATAGTCATAGTTGTTGACCTGAACGGTTTTCAGATTGCCTTCTTTGTCGCGAGCTACCAAGACACTAAAGAGCCGGCTCTTGTAGGTCTTAAGTTCAAGCAACACCCATTCGTTGCCGGTGTGGATCGGATGCCGCGCCTTGCCGTCCAGATAGCCGCTATAGTGCCCGCCCAGGTCTTTGACCCGGTATTGGGTGAGCATCCATTTGTCGCGGGCCTTAGCCTGGGCAATGTGTGTCGGGATATCATGAACGTCTAGAAGTTCTTGACCAACTTCCTTTTCCCAATCTTGGGCGACATAGCTTTCGCTCTCGGGGTGGTAGCAAAGCCGCTTGTCATAGTCGCGGACTTCCCAACCGGCCCTACGAAGCAAGGCAATAATGTTGCCTTCCTCTTTGTTGCCACGGGCAAACAGTCGAGCAATCGGCCCCGGCACTTGCCTAAGCGATACCCAACGATAAGCAAACCACTGTTGCGCCACACACTCTTTGCCTAGCGAAGATGGGCTAACCCGCCACCGATACTTAGGCGGGTTGTCTTTGGCGCTGTTGTCGTCAATCTCATTGCGAATGGTTGCCGCGACGTGTTCGGCCATTCCAGGCTTATTGAAATCCATTCGCTTATCCTATCCCGAGTTGAAGCGGGCGCCCTAGTGCCCCCACCAAAGCGCCCGCTATTCGTTGGCTTGCCGGCTAGGCCGGTAGCTTTTCAGCCCGCCAACAAATTACCTTTGACCACCGGCCCAAGCCGGTTGCCCGCCGCCTGGGTTCGGCTGAGCGCCACCACCGCCGCCCCAACCGGGCTGTTGGGCTTGGGTAGCGTTCGGGTCAACAGCACCGCCCCCGTTCGGGCCCCAATTGCCCCCACCGGCATTGCCTGCCGGGTTCGGGTTCGGGTTCCAATTGCCGCCCCCTCCCGTCGCTGCCGGGTTGGGCTGTTGTGTCGTAGCCCCAGGCCCAGGGCCGAAGCCCCCACCGCCTGCCGGCCCACCGAAGCCGCCGCCCGCTGGCTGGGCCGCTGCCGGCCCCTGCCCTGCCTTGCCGGGAGGATTGCCGTTGGCGTCAAGCACGCCGTAGATTTCCCGATAGGCCTTGTTCTCGGCCTGCTCCCGCACCAACACGCGGAAGGGCTTTTGATGCAGTTCCATCGTGTTGCCGACGCGAAGAATACCCAAGACATGGGCAACCGCCGACAATTCAGCCCAACCAATTTCAACCGATTTTTGGCTGGGGTTGGCAACGTTGATGCCGTATTCCATCGTCATGCCGGCAATGGGTTGGTCAAGGCCTTCAAGCATGAGGATAGCGCGGGTGCCATCCTTGTTTTTCGTTTCCCTGGGGAAGCTGTCAATGATCTTGACCAACCATCCCATTTTTGGGTCACTCGGGGGGAATTGCTGCCCGCCCGCCTCATTCGGTTTGATGTTGCTGAAGTCGGTATTAAGTTGCATTCCAGACATTTGGCTTACTTCCTTCTGTTTAAGTCGCCATCACCTTCTTTATGAGCGCTCCAAGGTCGGGGGGCTCAAATTCAGCCAAGCTGCCTGAACGATCACGGGCAACGGCGGAATAATCACCAATGCAACGGAATGCCCTTTGCGGCCCGTAGCTTGGGATTTGATGTTTGTCCAACTGGACAATGATATCATATAAATGGGGGATTTTTACGTTTAAATCCTGCCCAGGGAAATAAGGGCGCTTTTGGTTAACGCCATCGCTTTCTGATGTCATCTGCTTACATATCAAATAGACATGCTTTTGGGGCAGGAAGAAAAGGCCATTAAGATGCTTTTGGACGGCGCGGCTCATGTTACCATAAGCGGCCTTACCATCAACCTTGTTGCCCGACTTGCTCTTGCCGTCTAGCTCGCGATCAAGATAGGTTTCGGCCAACTGGCTGGCACTATCGATTGCGACACCATCAAACTTGCGGCTCTCCGCGCTTCCGAACAACCACTTAAAGAAATCGTCTATTTCTTCGGGGGTTCGACCAAGCACGGCAGGAACGTTGGACGTTCTCATAGACATCATGCCGGGTTCTGTCACAAGCAAACAGAAGTTGGAAGCAGTGTTGAGGATTGGGGTTTTGCCGCTGCCTGGGGGACCATAACAAATGATCTTCGCGCCATATTGCAACGCAAACTGTTTGGCCGGCTTAAAGTCGCGAATGTCCAACTTGTTACCTCAAAGAATGAAAGAAAACCGCTTGCGCTGCCTAGGGGACGTTGGGGGACGGGCAGGCAACGCAAGCGGCTAACGGGTGGTCTTGTCCAACCACCACCCGATTGGTTATGCCTTGGGGGGCACTAGTTCAACGCTCTTGGTTGCCGGGGTGACAGTCAAAACGCTATCGATAAGCGCTTTTTGTTCGGCGGTCAAAAGCTTGTATTCGGAAAGCTTCAGTTCGGGGGACCACTTAACCAAGCGCTCAGCAATGATGTTGCCGCCGATGACGGATTTTTCAATCCGGTCGAGAACACTGTTAAGTTTCTCGCAGTCGTTGGCGTTGTCCAGCTTGTAGTTAAGCTTATGCTCAATCTTGAGCTTGAAGCCCCAACCAACGTCAACATTCTCGACACCGCTTTTCATCGGGTCATTTTCCTGGCTGAAGACTTCAACCACCATGCCACGCAATAGAGCTTCGCGGGCCTTGATCTCGTCAAGCTCAGCCTTGGCCTTTTTCCAATCGGCCAATAGAGCGTCTTTATTCGTCGGAACATTTACCATTGTCGGACCTTGGTTAATTGTGGGTTGCGGATACCAAACCCTAATCAACGGCCTTCAGGAAGTCAACACCAAAGTTTCCACAATTACCCGTTGACTGTCGGTTGCCGGCTCAGATACGGTCGCGGCTCAATCCGCAAGGGGTTTTCTACATGAGGTATGAGTTACGCGACCGCGCGCTAGATTTGGTGCGCAATCGCCCGCCATCCATGACGCTTGAGAACATAGCGCAAGCGACAGGCATTAACCATAACTGGCTAAAGAAGTTTAGTGCCGACCTGATTACCGAACCTGGGGTTAACCGGGTTTGGACGGTCTATTGCTTCTTGAGTGGCAAACAGCATGAACTTTGATCGCCTGCCGCAAGAGCTTAAGACACTCAACCAATGGCTATGTTGGCGGTATGAGTGGCCAAACGGCCAAGAAGAACCACCAACCAAGGTGCCTTATAATCCGCGCACTGGCTACCATGCTAGTGTGATGAACCCGCAAGATTGGTGCCCGTTCGACTACGCCGTTAACGCCATGAGTGCGGGCTATGATGGTATCGGGTTTGTGTTTACCGACCGTGACCCGTACACGGGCATAGACCTTGACGCACCCAAAGACGAGAATGGAAAGCCGATCCCACATGACCCGGTGGACGCGGCCCGCCAATCCCTGATCTTCGAGAAAATGGATAGCTACAGCGAGCGCTCACCTAGCGGGCTCGGGCTACACATTATCGTCAAGGCTCGCATTCCCCATGGTCGGAAGCGCCTGGGTATCGAAATGTATTCGTCGGGCCGCTACTTCACTATGACAGGCGACGTGTTCGCAGATAAGCCCATTGCCGACAGGCAAGAGCTTGTGCAGTTGCTTTGGTCCGAAATGGGCGTGAGTGCCGAACCCAATTACTATGCCGGTGATTATACCCAACACGCCGAAGATAGCGAGATATTTGCAACCGCAAGCAAGGCCAAGAATGGTGATCTATTCACACGGCTTTGGAATGGCGATGCAAGCGGCTACCCCTCAACATCGGAAGCCGATTTTGCGCTGATAGACATCATTGCCTTTTACACCAAGAACCGGATGCAAATCCAACGCATGTTCTTGGCAAGCGAGTTGGGTAAGCGAGACAAATACACGAATGCCAAGCCTGGGCGGCTTTCTTCGCTCACTGGTTACATGATTAATAAAAGTTTCGATAGAATGTTACCACCCGTTGACATATCAGGGGTGATTGATCAAGTTAACGCTGCGATTGCCGCCCAGCGGCTCGCGAGCGAGGCGAGCGCCCAGGGTTCGGACCTTCCGGCGCCGGCCATGCCCAAGCGGGGGGTGAGTGCGGATTTACCCCCCGCCCCCTCTTACACCCTAGACGGCTTTGAAACCAACCTATGGCGCAATCTGCCGCCCCCTGGGATCATCGGGCAGATGGTGGATTTCATCTATGCCGCCGCCCCCAGGCCGGTCTATGAGATAGCGCTTGCGGGCGCTCTCGGGCTCATGGCGGGGATCACAGGCCGCGCGTTCAACGTGAGCGGCACCGGGCTTAATCATTACATCATGCTGCTAGGTGCCACGGGCTCGGGCAAGGAAGCCATATCGAGTGGTATCGAACGGCTGTTGTCAGTTGTGGGCAACGAGACAGACGGCGTACCTTCGGCTATCCAGTTCATGGGGCCTTCGGAAATCGCTTCAGGCCAAGCGTTGCTCAAACATTTGTCCGACCGCGAAACCCCCTGCTTTGTCTCATTAACAGGTGAGTTTGGTTTGCGACTTCAGCAAATGAGCCATCCGCACGCCAACGGTTCTGAAGTGGCTTTGCGCCGTGTTCTCTTGGACCTGTACAATAAGAGTGGCGCTGGTAACATGGTGCGCCCAACGATCTATTCGGACAAGAAGAACAACACCGACAATCTGCATTCCCCTGCCTTCAGCCTGTTAGGTGAAAGCACGCCCGAGACGTTTTACAAAGCGCTTGACGAAGAAAGCGTTATTCAGGGTTTGTTGCCCAGGTTTGCCATCATCGAATATACCGGCCCGC